CACTGTAATAAAGTCTATATTGTGATTTATCTCTAAGTACTACACTGCTGTATTCAGAAGTAATTGTACTACTAAAAATATCATTTATAAGAGGCTGAATAGATTTACTAATAGTTCCAAGTTCAACGTCACCGATTCTTGCTGTACCTGCAATGGTTCTAAAACCATCAGGAGCTAAGAAGATTAAGTCACCTGCAAATTCCTGTATAGTTTTACCATCTACACAACCTACGTTTTTAGTAACTGGTACAATAGCTATAGTACTTGAGTTATTTATGTTTTGTAACTTATATATAGAGTTTTTACAGAATATAAAAAGTTCATCACGGAAAGATTTAAGACCAACTACTTGGTCATCGAGTACAATACTGCCTGATCCTGTAGATGTAAAATCATCTATATCGCTTGTACCACTATAAAATATAGTATTTAAAGCTGTAGCTGCTCCTGCAACTACTAAATGTTTATCGTGTATTACACAATATTTTGGAAAGTGTGTACCGCTTACTGTTATTTCTTTAGCAAAAAAAGTTCTGTTTGTTATATCAGAATCTGTACCTGTCATTTTAAAATAAAAAGGTTTTACTCCAGAGCCTTCATCAGTAATGATAACTTCTCCGTATATTGTATTTCCTTCAAAAGTAGCAAAGTGTGTTTTACTTTGTGAAGTTCTTGCAGAAGCACTACGACCTGTAAAAGTACTGTAGTTATCTCCTCCGCCTGCAACACTTGCTTTATTTATTTGTAACCAACTATTACCGTCTTGACTAAAATATATATTAGTACCTGACGAAGCTATTACACCATCAGCGTAAACGTGCATACCTAATATTTCATTAGAGCTATTAGGTCTTGTACCGTCACCTAATTGCGTATAGCCATTAATTCTTCTGTAGCCACCTTTTGTAGAGACTTCAAAATTTTTTAATCTTGTTGCTTTTCCTGGAGTTTGTAAAAGCTCTAATGAATTACTAGACTTATCTAAACCACCTTGCAACGCAACTGAAAAGGGTTGTGATGCTGCCATTAGAAATAAATCCTATCATCTGTCATGTTTTTAGGTTGAGGATTAATAAGATTAGATTTCATTGTTCTCATACCTTTTTTATAATCATCTAACGCAAAAGCTGCCTGCTGTAAACTTTCTTTAAACTGATGTACGTAATAACGTGTTCTTGCTGTAATAACAGAAGCATATTGATCTGGTAATACAATCGCATCTCCATGTGCAGAAAGAGCAGTAGGTGCATCATATGCATAAAAATGTACGTTATATACTTTATCAGGTATAGGACTTAGTCCAAATTTGCGATTATCAGGACTACGAATAACATACTTGGGTTCTCCATAAGTTTGTGCGTCAGCATCGTCTGCATTTTCTGAATCTCTTAAATATCTTGTCCAGTCTGCAAGTGTTATAAACTTTAAACCTTTAGATACAAAAGGTGCAGATTCGCCTGACACACTAATTGTAGTTATATAAAAATCATCCCAATCTATAGAAGCATAGTCTGTAGTAATACTAGAGCTTCCTGCTTTGAGAGTGTACCAACGCTGTCCTGCTACTGACGCTACTGTAACATTGCCGTAAAATGGATCTGTGCTTCCACTAGCTGCTGCTGCAAAAAAAGGAAGCTGAGGTTCTTGGTTAGCTATATCATTTAATGATCTATTAATTGATTCTTTAACAAACGCTTGTATTCCTACAGCACTTGAAAAGTTTGCAGAAGTTAGTTGAACTTCATTGAGTTCTCTAAGAACTTCATTAGTCATTGTTAGATATGTTGTAGCCATTACTTGCCCTTTTTCTTTTTACTAAATATACGATCATAGTTATCAGTGTATTTCTGCTTTGCTTCACCAGAATATGCGCTACCTAACAATCCTAAGACTCTAGTGCTTTTGGGCTTACTAGAGCCATTTAGGATCATAGGATTTTTATCGTTACCTAACTGTGGCATTTTTAATCAGGGGTTGAGCCAAGATGTAAAAACTCTACTAAGTAAGTAACTGTTGTAGCTGCCGTAGCAAGATCGTTTGCTAGTGGCTTAAGACGAGCATGAAGTGTACGAGCAGCAGCACTATATAACGTAGAGGCTATGACAATAGCTTCTGAAGTTGCTGGTCCGCCTACTACACCTGCTGTTACTCCTGTACCTACAAAAGCGTTAGCTGCGTGTCCGTGTGAGTTTTGAATAATATACAAAGGTGCGTTTGCTGTCCAAGTTACTGCTGATCCACCATCGTCTAAGATAGCTTTTTCATCAATAACCTGACCACCACCTGCTGCAGTACCTAAATCAAAATCAACATCATCACCTGAAGCTCCTGCTGTAACAATGTTACCTGCTGGAATGGCAATAAGATTTCTGATAATAGTATCAGCGGGTTGTGTAAATGTAACATCATAAGTAGCATCAGCAGTAACTGCAATAGTTCCTGTTGTAGCTGAAGTCCATGAGGTACAAATATTGTCAGCAATTTTCCCAACATCAACTGTTCTAGCTGAGTTGCGCCCTGTATCTCTTACTTTAAATACTGGGTTTGACATTTTGTGTCTCCTTTATCTTTAAAAGATAAGTTAGTGTTAATAAAATTTATACTCTAAAAAAAGAAAGGGAGGTTTTTACACCTCCCAAATCTATTTAGTCAATACCATAGAAAGCAGAAACTAATGCTTCGCCACGTAGTACTTTTCCACCATAAACATGGAGTCCTCGTACTATGTCACCAAAGCTATCAGGATCACGCAATACTTCAGTACTTGTAATCGTCTGAGCAGTAGCTGTAGAAGACATGTGACCAGCAATACATTTACCAGCAGCATTAGTTGTGCTTGCAATGTTGTTTGACTTGTACATATCGAATCCACGTAGTTTCCCACTTGAGACTAGACCATTTCTAATAGAACCTTGACCTGCGTTATAATCAACAGACAAAAGTTTTGACGATGAACTCGCAAGAACTTCGTAGAAATCAGGTGATGCTAAGAACCATCGACCTTCTTCTGGAATGTTCTGTTCGTCAAGCAAACGAGCCATATGTGACAATACGTCAATAGGATCGTGTTCACTTGAAGCAAAACCGATGTCAAGATTACCAGTTCCATCAAATGTGCCTGCAGCTAAATCAGTAGCGTTGTCAGAACCAAGTATATGGTTAGGACTTGCTGCAGATACACCTGCGAACATAGTAGCGATGATACCTTCATCATAAGCATCACGAAGAGCATATGCTGCAGATGAACTAGCAACTTCTTTAAAGTTCACGTGAGACATTGAAGTTTCAATATCATCAACGATGAATTTAAATGCGTTAGCTGTATCAACTACAAGAGTCAACTCTTGATCAGTTAATTTAGTAGCTGTAACATCTGCACCACGTTCGTATTGGTACACAGTGATTTCAGGTTCTTTTATAATCTTTACGGAATCTCCGAAAGCGGCAATCTCACCAGCATAATCTGTGTTGGTGATCGCTTCTACAACCGAAGCCTTTCTAAAGAAGTTGAGAACCTTTTTAGAGTAGACTGCGGGAAGGAAAAACGAATTAGTTTGACCGCTGACGGAGTTCGCAAAGTTAGCGTTAGTATCAGTACTTGGTTCAAAGAACTGATCTGATTGGTTATAAGCCATTTTACTTCTCCATTATTTTATCAAATTAAAAGTTATTGTTTTTATTTAACTACTCTGCCTTCGTGAATTGCTCGACCAATTTCTTCTTCAAAACGATCAAACTCATCAATAGACATATTAGCTATTTCCCTTTCAGTCCAAATTTTTTCCTGCTTTGGATCAACTGAAGTTGTTTTAGTTGAAACCATATCAGCAGCAGATTTTTTGGACTTAGCTGAAGATGGTTTTTTAGCTTTAGAAGAAGTGTCAATGTTTAAATCTTTTTTAAATAAATCTAAAGCTCGGCTTGCTAGATCAGCATCATCTGCATTATTATATATCCAATCTTGAATTGACTCAGGTTGTTCTTTAGCCCAACTATGAAAATCTTCACTGTTGCGAATATCGTCAAAGTCAGGATGTTTAGATAAGAGTCTACTCTCAGCTTCACGTTGTAGTATTTCTATTTCACGTTTTTCAAGTGATGAAATTTTATCTTCTAAAGATTTTATACTTTCACCGCTTTTCATTTGTGATACAGTTTCTACAACATCGTACACATCTGGATATTGTTTTTTAAACTCTTCAAGTTCTTCAGCAGTTTTTGGAGCTTTATAGTTTTGTTTGCTAGTATTAGCAGCTTCTTCTATAAGTGTCTTTTCTCTACTTTTAAACTCGTTAAGTTTTTTATCATAATGAGATTTTAAATCATCGTATCTTTTTTTATAGTCAGGTTTTTTATAAGGTTGATTTTTAGATGCTGCTTCTTTAACAGGAGTTTCTTCGCTGTTATTTTCTGTAGCTTCTACTTTATCTTCCTTTGGTTTATTAAAAAACGCACTATCAGCAGATACAAATTCTTTTTCATCACTAGTATGCCAGTCTTTATTTTTATTATAAGGATTAGCTTTTGGTTCTTCTTTCGCTTGTGTTGCCATCTTCTTACTCCTACTAGGGGCTTTCTAAACAAAGTAGCTGCAAATGTCGACAGTGCAGGGTTTGTTTTTGTCAAGGTAGCCTTTCGGTTATTATTGTGATAGAGGGCTTAAACTTCTAAGGTAGCTCTATCGTTATTGCAAACGTGGATTAACAGACAACATACTTCTACGTATTTCTTCGTCTACCAAGTCTTCATCTATAGATTTACCAAATTGGTCTACTTTAGATTCGTCTTGAATTGATCCACCCATTGCTACTTGCTTTCTGTTATCACTAACTTCTTCTGCAGAGTCCATCATGTTCTGTAAATTATCAGAACCTATTTCATCTGTAGCTTTTGCTGTAATAACAAACTCACCATCCGATAACCTTGCGGGTATCGAATCGGAGACTTCAGAGCCTAAACCTTCAACAGGTCCATCCCCTGAAAATTCTGAAGCTGTATCCATCACCTTGTCAAAGATCATGCTTAATCTATCATCAGCTTGTAATGCTTGCATTAGATAAGATTCTTCTTCTTGATCTAATGATTCGTTAATTATAAAATCTAAATGGTCTTGTTCCATTTGTTCATCTGGAATCATATCCATTTCTTCTGTAGGCATTGGCATACTTTCTGCAGGCATCATGTCTGTCATTTGAGCATCCATGTTTCCTCCTTTTTCATAACCCATTCTAGCTACAACTTCTGGAGCTTCTTTTCTTAATGCTTCAATACCTTTACCACCTTCTTTATAAGACATACGATCTTCATCATCGCTTAACATACCACCACTATATTTTGTTTCTCTATTAGGATCTATAGTTCCTGCAACTTTAGATAAGGCACGTTTTATTTCTTCTTTTCTCATTGCAAGTTTAAGTTGTGTTTTTGTTAAAAGATCTTGATCATACATATTAGCGTTGTCAGCTAATTTATTTTCTTCGTCTATTATATTTTGTAATTCTGCATTAAGTCTTTTATTTTCTATAGCTGCTGCTTTAGTTTCAAAGACATCAGTTTCTTTATTAAGTTCATAATTAATTGTTTGTCTTTTTACTTCATTACCTTCTTGATAACCTATTCTATCTTTATCATCACTTAAAAGACCGCCTGAATATTTTTCAGTTCTTTTTTCTTTTGTGTTATAAATTCTTCCTTCCCAACTAAAAAACATTGCTCCTACTTTTTTAGCTTCTTTTTGACGTTCTCTAAAAGATTTAGCAGAAGCACTATCTTTTTTATATGTAGGATAATCTTTAGGATCTATACGTTCATCATAAACTTTTATTTCTATATTATCTTCTTTTGCTTGTTTTTTTATTTCTGGTATTTCGTTTTTAGAAACATCATCAAATATATAATCACCAACACCTATAACAGCAGCAGTTGTAGTTCCTGCTTTTGCTTGTCCTTTAGCATAATTACCTTGTGCTTCAACAGCTTTTTTAACTTGTTTTTGTCCTAGTGTTCTAGGCTTTATAACTTTTGTAGCAAATTGTAATGCTGCTAAGCTTGCTCTTATAATAGGTACTGCCATTTTAGTTTCCTTTTATTTGCTTTCTTTAATTACTTGTTTAACCGATTGGGGGAGCTGAAGCAACCGTTCCAGAGAATTGATCCTCCCCTGACTGCGGAACATTTCCAGTTCCGATGTTGCCACCGCCAGTACCTGTAACTCCAAGTTCTTGTGGTGATTGAGGTAATCCTCCAGCGGCAGCCATTGTGGGCTGTTGACCAGTGGGTTCAGTCTCTGTGCTTGTTTCTTGTCCAGCATTTTGCATACCTATTATTTGTGCCATGATAGCTGCTTCTTCAGGATCGTTCAGTATTTCATCTGGATCTAAATCTAAGCTATAGGCTAGTTCACTTACAAGTTTAGAAATCTTAACAAACGGTGCAATAGCAGGACTTTGTGCAGTTTGTAAGAACATAGTCAGTCTTTGACTTCTTACTTCTTTTTGCATCAAGCTATTTGTACCTGTAGCTTTAACTTCTAAATCACCTTTAACATCTAAATCACCTTCAAAAAACTGCATGTTCCATTGGAAATATGCTTCACCTAACGGTTTCAATAAGAAATCATCTAGATTTTTAACAACTGTTTTAATATTTAAACTAGCTGCGCCTAACAACATTGACATACCTGATGCTGTTCTTGTCATACTTTGAACACCTGTTTGTCCGTGACTGTAACTAGGTAGTCCAGTTTGTTCGTCTGCAAGCTGTCTAAACTTGTCAAACATCATCATGTTTTCGTTAGCTGTATTAGGAAACTTTAAACCGTAGATTGATTGTCCTGCCATTCCTGCTTGTCTACGGAAAACTTTTCCGGGATATATTTCCATTGATTGTCCACCTACTAAAGCAGACTCGTCTATGTCAAATACAATCGAACCAGAAAGAGCTAAGTTATCTATAGCCATTCTAGCATGTCCGTTCATTATCTGTTGACTATCATCCATGTTTTCAGCAATGCCTATACCAAAGAAGTTGTATGGGTTTCTTTCGTAAGGAAAAGCATGATAAGGAATACGATACGGTGTAAACGGATTAATAACAGCACGTAATAGTTTACCACCTGTTACCCATGCATTAACTTGTACTTCGTCTAAATCATCTATTGTGTCGGGTAAGTCTATACCTACTTCTCTTGCGTATTCAGCATCCATGATACCCCAATACTCAAGTACTTCATAACTAGAATTATATTCTTCTTCTGTTCTAGCGTTATCTTTTAACTGACTTTCAAAACCTTTTTCTTCGTAGTTCGGACCCATCTGTAAACATTTACGAATGGCATCTTTGTCAAAGTAAGGCATGTTACGCAGTTGTCTAAGTTGACTACGATTCATCTTGTGACGATGAATAACATATTCACATTCATCCATGTCAGTTGCAGATGGATCAGGATAAAAATCCCAACAACTTACAAACTCTATACGTGGTACTCTAACTTCTAAAGGATTATACTCTCGTTCACCTTTTTCGTTAGTAGTCCACCTACTTAGTTTCTTGTTAAAATTAAATGGTCCTTTAACAATACCTGTACCTAACAACGCAGATTCAAGTAAAGCATTTCGTATTTCTGA